TATTAAAATTTTCAAGAGAAGATTTTGATACCAAAAGCGATCAGAGGTTTGTGCCACCTTAAAACGCACAACAAAAAGCTTTCGTACCCTCTTTTCAAGAGTCAATCCGCATTCGAGATACCTTGAAAGAGTACTTTTCTTTCCCTCTTTTCTTAATTGCTACTTACGTTTTCAAAATCACTTTTTCTCTCTTAAGCTACACAAGTTTAACTAAAAGCCTAGAACGAACTTTTTATTGGACGCATTAAACTACAATATGAAGTTCTTTGCTGGGCAAACTGTTATGGATGTGCTGCAACATGTTTCCTCTCCCACCACCAATTTAAGGTTGTTATCTTATTGCAATCTTAAAAAGGAAGAGGATGGTAAGATGATGCTGGCTATTAAGGAGCAGAGGCACCGACGGTTGTTGACACTGTCATATGGTGCTATGTGTTTTCAATTCTCAAATTCAGTAGGGGATGAGGGCATAGAAGTGGATGATGATGAGTTGATGTTTGAAATATTTGATGCATTGCTGCGCACAAAGATTTCAAACTCAAAGGGCATGACGCACTTATACAGCTGGATGCGTGGAGTTTATCTCAGCACATTCAAAGTAGAGGTGCAGTGTGATGATTACAACTCAAATCTGCTGGAGAAGGATTTGGCTGGAGAAGCTCAGGGTCTTTCACAGTTCGTTTCAGGACTTGCTGACTGGATTCCCAGTCGTGTAAAGACCTTGGCAGGATATGCCGCTGAGGGCATAATTGAGGCCTTTAAGAAGCACTTCGACAAATTGCTTGTTGAGTACTGTCCTATGGCCGTGGCTGCGTGTAGTTGGATAACTACAGTATGGACCACTATCAAAGAGTGGGTCCAATCTGCGATGGATGCTATGTCGTGGATTATGGCTGGATGCACTGAACTCATTTCTTGGGGAATGTGTGTCATTGCAGGTTCATGTGCTTTATCGTTATTGGAAAAGGCATTGGTAGCTATGGGTTTGATTTCTTCTTCCTTTGATTTAGCTGGTATCTTTGTACGCTCTGCGGTTGTTGGAGCCTTTTGTTTGACGGTTGTCAACAAGAGGAGCCGCAATTGCGCTGAGTTGTTACAACTAGTTTCATTGGCGGTGGGAGCAGTTTCAAGTGCAACATCATCTTGTTTCCAGTCTCCTGTAGGGCAGGCAACAGATGTGAGCGCTGAGAGTCAATCAGGTGGAGTTGAGATGCTAGAGTCACTTGCTAAGAACTTGACCAATTTCTGTGATGGCACTCTGGTATCTATCGGAAAGACTTGCAACGCTGTAAATTCGATCAATACGGCTGCAGGTACCATCAAAAATCTGGTAGGTAGACTCTTGTCTATGCTAAGTAATTTTGCATACAAACTACTAGGTTTAGAATCCACATTCTTGCGAGACGCTTCCGTGGTTTTTTCTGAAAACGTTGATGGGTGGCTAAAGCAAATATCTTGGTGCCAAGATCAATTTCTTGCCAAGGCATACATCAACCAGGATGAACTTATGGTGTTGCGATCTCTCATTACCAGAGGTGAAGTTATGCAAAGGGAGATGATCATGGGTGGTATGAAAGTTTCACCTACAGTTTGTGGTTTGATCAATAAAGGATGCACGGATCTCGCCAAATTAATGGCAGGGGCTGTGATGCATGGAACGAGTGGTACTCGGAAAATACCATTTGTTGTTTATGCACATGGGGCTTCTAGAGTTGGTAAAACAATGGTGATCAACAGACTCATTGAAGATTTTCGCAAAGAGTTGGAACTTGGAGAGGACTGTGTGTATCCACGAAATGTGGTAGATGACTACTGGAGTGGGTACAAAAGACAACCTATTGTTGTCATTGATGATTTTGGTGCTGTGTCTTCAGATCCTTCTGCAGAAGCTCAATTAATTCCATTGATCTCTAGTGCTCCCTATCCCCTTAACATGGCTGATCTCTCTGAGAAGGGAATGCACTTTGATTCAGCTATCGTCATGTGCTCATCCAATTTCATTGAGTGTTCACCAGAAAGCAAGGTGCGTGACGAAATGGCATTCAGAAACAGACGACATGTGCTCTTCACTGTCTCACTTGACCCTAATATACCATATGATGGTGATGATATCACAAAGAATCAAATATATGAAATCAAAACTTGGTTTCATGATTCGTATCATGTTGAAGCAACTTTCACATCATATGGGGACTTGCTGGCATATTGCAAAAACAAGTGGGTGGAGCACAATACTGAGCAAGAGGCCAACTTGAAGCAACTTGGAGTTAAAAAGGAGAGCGTTGCATTTCAGCAGTTTCGTTCCATTCTTGATTTGGCAGTCTTTGTCAATCAAGATGCGGAGAATTTCAAGCAAAGGCTGGAGACGCCAGATGGTAGGTGCCACTTTGTGTCATGTTATGATAAGAGTGGTATACTCAGGCACTATACTATTGATGCAACTGGAGATGTGCAAGAAATGGAAAAGGTTGATTCCTCTCTAGATGACATCCTATTGGAAAAAACCAACAAAATGGTCTTAGCTGCATATAAGATGATTAAGTACCACAAGGACACCAATCTGGTCATTAAAACCCAGCTTGCAGATTTGGTGGATCCCACAAAGTATACTGCAGATTTCCAGTTTGACGGTGTTATAGGATCACCACTTTTCAGCAGCCAAGTAATGCCAAGTGTCAAGGCATTACCACTGTGGCAAAGGATGGTACTGTACACTGTTGGGCAGAATCTGGGAAGAACTCATTCTAGTTGGTATGAGGGCATCAAGGACAAGTGCATGCTTGCACTATCAAAAGCATACTCAACTGAGATCAAGGATTGGCCTGTAGCACTCAAAATTGTTGTTGGAGTGATACTGGCTACTGTAGCAGGTAAGGCATTTTGGAGGTTCTATGCCTCAATGGCAGATGCAGGCAATGGTGGACACTTTGTGGGAGCCGTTGCTTCCGCATTTGCAGGAAGTCAAGCGGTTGTTGCACAGAGTAGGAAGCCCAACAGGTTTGATGTGGCTCAGTACAGGTACCGAAACATACCTCTAAGGAAGAGAAATTGGGCAGAAGGGCAAATGAGTCTGGATCAGTCCACAATGCTCATAATGGAAAAGTGCAAGGCCAATTTCGTCTTTAGCAACATTAGCTGTCAGATAGTTATGTTGCCTGGGCGACAATTCTTGTGCTACAAACATGTGTTTGCTAGTCTCAATAGTCCAATGTATGTGGATATTTATACTGCCAACAAGAAGTATAAACTCTATTACAAACCTCAGAATAGGGTATACTTTGAGACTGATAGTGAGATCATGCTATACAAGGATGCCAGTTTGGAAGACATACCTGCCAGCTGCTGGGATCTTTTTTGTTTTGATGCGGAAAAAAGTTTGCCACGAGGTAGTTTCCCAGCAGAAATCCTCTCGTGCAAACTAGATCGGACAACGAATCAACATATCCCGGAATGGGCCGACATCTCAGCTCGTACTGTCAATCAAAAACTGGACGTGGAATTTGGGGAGTACCAAACCATCTTTTATTCCTATCTCCAGTATGATGTATCCACAAAAGCTGAAGATTGTGGTTCCCTAATAATAGCAACCATTGATGGTAGGAAAAAGATAATAGGGATCCACACTGCTGGACGGGCAAATAGGAGTGGTTTTGCAAGTTATATGCCGCAGGTAGAAATACCAGTTCAAGCACAAGCAGCGGAAAAGTTCTTTGATTTTCTTGAGAAAGAACAACATGTTACTGAGGGCATTGGAAAGGTGGGAAATCTCAAGAAAGGAGTCTGGGTTCCATTACCCACTAAGACCAATCTTGTGGAAACACCAAAAGAGTGGCATCTGGGCACTGAGAAAACAAAAGAACCAAGTATTCTCAGCAGTACGGATTTAAGGCTCGGTGATAAGCAGTATGATCCCTTTGTTGGAGGAATACAGAAGTACGCCGAACCAATGGGAATTCTAGATGATGAGGTGCTCCGGCACGTGGCAACAGACATAGTTGAAGAATGGTTTGACTGTGTAGACCCTCAAGAAGATACTTTTGAGGAAGTTGACCTGCAGGTTGCTATCAATGGTCTTGAAGGAATGGAATACATGGAAAGAGTTCCTATGGCAACATCTGAAGGCTTCCCACACATTTTGACAAGGAAAAGTGGGGAAAAAGGCAAAGGTAGGTTTGTATATGGGGATGGAGAAATTTTTGATCTGATCCCGGGTACATCTGTACATGAGGCATATCTGACACTGGAAGAGACTTGTGCGGACACTGTTCCAGCCCTGGTTGGGATTGAATGTCCAAAAGATGAAAAACTTCCTTTGCGGAAGATCTATGAGAAGCCTAAAACAAGATGTTTCACTGTACTTCCTATGGAATATAATCTTGTAGTTAGGAGGAAATTTCTCAAGTTTGTGGTGTTTATTATGAAGAATCGGCACAGATTATCCTGCCAGGTGGGCATCAATCCATATGGCATGGAATGGAGTCGCCTGGCAATGAGCTTGCTTGAGAAAGGAAACAACATTTTATGTTGTGATTACAGTTCATTTGATGGGTTGTTGACAAAGCAAGTTATGCATCTCATGAGTGAAATGATCAATGAACTGTGTGGGGGATCTTCGCGCCTAAAGCAACAGCGCACCAATTTGTTAATGGCATGTTGTTCCAGGTATGCATTATGCAAGGGAGAAGTGTGGCGCGTTGAATGTGGAATTCCCTCTGGATTTCCATTGACTGTCATTTGCAACAGCATTTTCAATGAGCTATTGGTTAGATACAGCTACATTAAGATTTGCCAACAAGCGCGTGTGCCAGCCACCATAACATACGGTTTTAGTACCTTTGTAAAGATGGTGACTTATGGTGATGATAACTTACTGAGCGTTCAGTCTGCAATCACTCACGTGTTTGATGGAACCAAGCTCAAGGAGTTTCTGAAACTCAATGGCATCACCATCACTGACGGCAAAGACAAAACTTCCCCTGTGCTTAATTTTCGGAATTTGGAAGATTGTGACTTTCTCAAAAGGGGCTTTAAGAAAGAAAGTGATGTAGTGTGGGTTGGACCAGAGGAAAAGGAATCGCTGTGGGCACAACTCCATTATGTCACGACCAACAATCTTGAAAAGCATGAAGCTTATTTGGTGAACGTTGTAAACGTGATCAGGGAATTGTACCTACATGATCCAAGAGAGGCTGCTGAGTTGCGTCGCAAGGCAATACAAAATGTAGACTTCTTGAAGGAAAATCCTAAAGATTTGCCCACTATGGCTGCTATCAAGGAGTTCTATAACATGCAGCGACAGCAACAATTTGTAGACTCCAATGACAATCTGGATAGTCTTCTGAATCCAGATTTTTTGTTTGTTGCCCCACATAGAAAGATGCATGAGGCCGAGATGGAATTAGTGCCAAAGTGGTATCTGAGAGATCTTGGCAAAGCTCCAATAAATGTTCTAACTGGAGAAGCTGATCGAATTTGTGTTCTGGTTAATGCAAGTATCCCAGACCATCTTCTTCCAGAAAAGGTGGTCAATATATCATGGCCTTATGGACCCGGAAGGGGAGGACTGCCGACTCATGGTTGGGCACAGGCTAATCTCTACAATCCAAATAGTGCTGTGGTGAAGAAACTGCGTACACTTGTGAATCAAAATCCTGATGATCGAGTGGATATATGTTTTAGGCATGATGCAGTTCCAGTTGCGATTGCAACTATCATTTTCCTGGTTCATTTAGGAAAGGTTAAAGGGAGAAGCGCTAATGAATATTTGACTAAAATAATTGATAGTGCAAAATCTCTGAAGTTCCTACCTAAGGAGTGTGATATTATTTTCTGAGTGTATTTGAGTTTGTGTGTCTCTTTTCTTACTCTCAGTCTGAATAACTGGCATTTTCGCCAATTTATAAAATTATAATGTGTGATTGTTGTGTGTGATTTCTACAGTACATGTTATTACTTTT